AGATCTGTCTGTATCGTTAGGCTGTATTTCCACTCAACCACTTCTGCGCTGGCTCAAACGCTGCCCACCTCTCTGCCCATATATAAAACGGGGGAGAGGGTTTTTATGCCACCATTAACGAGTGTTCAATTTGGCGCTCCCTACTACAGCGCCCAGCTTCAAACGAGTTGCCTTTGGTCGTTCTGCTCAACGGGTCAACCACCCGCACTCTTTCGAGCCTCTGCCACTTTCGTGGAGCGAATAAATGGGCCAGCCCCCACAACAACGGGGAGGGGGGAGAGTATGGGGACTGACCGCTAACTGCCCAGAATGTACTGTTCATCAAATACATCTGGCCTAATTCTTTCTCGTGGAACCCCCGTTGCCTTCTCAAACTGTATCACACGATTAGCAGGAATACCTGCGCTTTTGTACTTGTGCAACATCTGTCGAGTGACCCCTATCTTACTAGCCAAGCCAGCTTGATTGGTTCCAGCACCACTCAGTAATTCTTCAAATAGTTGTGTATCCATTTGGCGACAGTACACCCAGCGGATACTTTAGTCAACCGATAGATGATAAAATAAATGTATCTAGCTTGTTGACGTATGTATCGCAATCGGTGACAATGGCTTCAACAACAACGGAGAACGAGATGTTGCTACCTGATAGACCAATTGAATCTGATATGCGATGGCAAGCTATGTGGGGTGACGCTCCACTCTGCACTAAGTGCGACGGAGAACTCCGCGATCTGAATGATGACGGACACAAGTGCCTTGTTTGCCCGGTGTGCGATCTTGGCGAACCCAAAGACAACGGCACCCTGTTCAACCTTCACCTCTACGGTATGACTGAATGCTCTGGCTTTGAGAATGGCCTAGTGTCTGAGTCCCGCGCCGATATGTTCGATCTTCAAATGTGGTGGGAGCAAAACCTGCACTGGACACTCTCTAAGATGGTCAACGATATTCACAAACCCGCCGACGTGCGCGATAGCAACCCTGCCGGTCAGTTCTTCATCTGGTATCGAGGCAATCAGATTGGCTGCTTGACGGAGAAGTTTAATGGGTCGCGTTAAATCCGAAATGTTTGAAGATGATTTGGGGCCAGACGATGAGCTTGTCCCACTCCCTTATTCACAAGTGCTGGACAACATCCAGCGCTGTGATCTACCACTGAATTCGCTAGAGCGATATGACTACATGCAAAAACAAATAAGAGGATTGATGAATGGAATCAGAACCAACACTGATTAGCGCCTTGGTGAAGGCGCAGTCTGAAATGTCCCATGCGGCATTTGACCAAACTAACCCACACTTCAAGAGCAAGTTCGCCTCTCTGAAAAGTGTCATCGACGCAGTGAAACCTGCGCTCAACGCCAACGGAATAGCGTACGTCCAAAGGTCTGTCCCAATGGATCAGGGTATCGCAGTTGAGACTGTGTTTCATGGGCATGGTGAGGAGTTAAGAACCGGCCCCGTCCCCGTACCTATCGACCGTGAGAACGCCCAAGGCTTTGGATCAGCGTTGACCTATGCCAAAAGATATTCTCTTGCGATGGCTTGCGGAATATCTGCTGACGAGGATGATGATGGGAACGCAGCAGCAAAGGCACCACCAAAGAAGCGTGGACAGTCTGTCATTGAGACAGTCATGCAAGAGTCTGGAATCCAAGTGGATCAAGCAAAACGCGACCAGTACGCGACCGCTCTTGTTAACTGTGTGCAACAAGCAGACGAAGCTGGCATCAATGAACTGATCGAAGAGCTAAACGCCGACAGCGATATGAAAATAGCTGTCTGGCGTGAATTACCTAGCGGAGTGCGAACATCAATCACTAAAATGAGAGGAGAAAAGCAGTGAAACCCAACAGAGGAATAATGCGGGACGTGTTCGACGTTCTCAATGAGTCGGAAAAGCCTCTGGCTTACAACGGTATTCATACTCGATTGCGTAAACGTGGGCAAAAAGCGTCAGCCAAGCAGATCAAGAAAGCTCTGGACAATCTACAGTCAAGGTCGTTTATTGAACGAAGCAAGAGTGATCGTCGCAAGTTCATGCTGCACAGCGTGATAGTTAAAGAAAAGCTGACGGGGCAGCGAGAGCGTCAGGCAACCAAACCTATACCAAACCCCTCACTCGTAGAGAAAACGCCTGAGAGCGGCGAAATAACGCCTCCAAAGCGTTTATTTGAGACGGTAGAGGTGCGACTCGACGTTAAAGACAAAGTTTATATTTTACTGGTTGCAGCAGCAGCCTCATCACTTACCGCAATACTACTGGAGCTACTGTGAGCGACATACAATTCGTGAATGGCATTCGAGTCTTTGAACCCAACAAGGAATGGATCAAGGCCGAAGTCAAAATCAACAAAGAAGAGCTAAGGAATTGGCTCAATACGGCAACCTTCGATGATGGCGGTCTTGATAAGAACGGCAACATCAAGGCCCAGATCAAGGTTGGCAAAAGCGGCAACTGGTATCTAGCAGTCAACAAGTGGCAGCCCAAAGGCGGTCAGTCTTCCAAGGCTTATACACCACCCTCTCCACCTCCACCTCAAACGATGGATGACTTCGAGGACGACATTCCGTTCTGATACCATTAGGTCGCGGGTGATTCTGGGCAGGCGAGCGGCAGCGTCAGCCTCCCTTCGGGGTTAGAGAGATAGGTCACTTGCTTTGTGACCCGCAATTCATTCACGCATCAAAGTGATCGACTGCCGCATAACTAGGGGAATCTATGAATAAGCAAGAATTTACGGCTCTTTACTCGCAATGGTTCGCACTTCATCCATTTAAGAAGCGAGATTGGGAGGAACTTGGAAAGGTGCATTACCAAGCATTCGGCAAAGAAAGCGTTGCGCTGATGACCGAGGCACTAGGTCAGTTGACGGAGGAACTCGACCACTTCCCGTTACCCAAGGACATTAGATCGAAACTTAACAAGTTGTCATCAAGCAAAACCGAGGGTGGTGGAGAGAAGACCAACAGCACGTCTGAGAGCGAGGAGATAGCCACCCGACTGCTAGAACATAGGCATGGTGTGCAATACGACGGGGTGACAGTAAAACGCCCTGAGAACGTCCCTGCGTGGATCGAGCAGCTTGTTGATAGGGTAGACAATGAACTGGGTGTCCAGTACCCCCTGAAAGCCAAACTAGGTACTCTAGGATTCATGGTGGTGCAGACTGAGGGCAGACGATGAATGATGCCGTCAAGAAATTTCTTGAAGAGGGTGGGAAGATTCAGCAGCTAGAGTCTGGGATCAAACGTGATCTCAATATCTGCATGAACTGCAAGGGTGTCTTTCCAGCAGAAGATCTAACGAAGGGGAGTCAGAGAAGATGCAAGAAGTGCTTCCACAGGCATACGGGTTTCAAGGAGACAGGTTCTACAGGGCGATCAAGGCGCAAGAAAAGCTGAGAGAGAAGTACCTAGCCTATCGGTTGGCTGAGATCACTGCGCCCTTCTCTGAGGCTACCAAGAGACAAATATGGGAGTGGCAAAAAGAAGGTTATGGCACTCGTCGAATCGCTGACAAGCTGGGGGTGACGCAGTACAAGGTCAAAGCTCTCGTTAACCGTGTTAGCTGGCCTGCCCCCACCAATCTATCCTAATGTTCCACGTGGAACTATTCGCCCTCTTCGCTATCCCCGCCCTCCATCTCTTCCTTAATTTGCTGGGCATGGAACATAATGTTCTGCTCTGCCTCTTGTTGAGCAAGAATTAGCCTAACAACCTCAGATCGTAGCTCCATGATCCTGTTTGCTCGGATCTTAGAATCTGCGCTCAATTGCTCTTCCGTATATTCCACACCATCAATCGTTATCATTCTTCACCTCTATTGGTTTTTCACTTGTACTGCTTCAACAAAGACAGCGACTTCATTGGTACTACTACTCGATTTCGCTTGAAACTGAAAGTCAGTTTTCTCCGCTATCTTGAACGGAACCTGACGGTCGTATGATACCTGACTGACTGCAAATGTCGCCTCTGCTACATGCAAGATACGACCAGTGTCTGTCGCTAATTTATTACGAACTGTGACGTACTTGTTGCCGTTGGTGGTCGCGCTGTTGAAGTCAATGCGGAACAGGTAGAGAGAGTGCCCCGCTGGTACAGTGTAAATACAGGCTTGAGTTGTGCCTAGATTCGTACCGATAAACCCGTATGTCGTGCCACCGTTGCTGATTGAGATGTCGCCAGCATTGTTGCCACTCAAAATGATCGCCGAGTTGATTCTGAGAAAGCTCGCCGATGTAGTGACTGCTACCGTGCCCGTTAGCGTGACGATCTCACTAATCTTGTCGTAGTTCGCATCCAGACCACTCACCAAGACGCTCATAGTGTCGCTGGCGCTCGTTGAAACGAGATCCATAGTCACAGCAGAGGT